AAATTACTGACCGCTGGTTTGCAATTGTCTTGTAGGCCTTGCCCTGGGCGGCCATCTGGGACAGGCGGCGGGAAATATCCGTTGTTGTGATCTCCTTCATTCCCGCGCCGCTGAACCAGTCTTTTGCCGCATTCACGGCGCGGCGGTATCCGCGCTGTGTGCCGTATTTCAGCCGTGGCTCCTTGTAGGCCCAAAACTTATCAGCGACTTCTTCAAACGGCGGCCCTTTTTCGTCCCGGGCTGCTGCTTTTTTTATAGCCTCATCCATTTTTGCTTGTGCCTCTTTCACGGTGTGGCCGTAAAAGTGCATTTGCTTGCCGTTTATCATGCGTGTGCGCTCTATCAGGCCATCGCTTCGCGTTTTAGGCCTTGCCATTTTCCTCACCTCGCGTATTCGTTCCGGCCCAGGTGCGCCGCGTTCTTCCCGGCGGCATAGGCATTTTTGAGATTTTCCAGGCACGGCGGGGCCGTCTCCGGCACCACCAGTTCGCCCGTGCCTGCCTCGAGGGTGTAGTTATCCAGTATCAGCCCGCACACGGCCGCCCGGCTGCGCATGGTGCAGTGTGCATTGGCTACATACTCGTCTAGCATGGACGGCCAGTCAGAGCCGTGCGCCCCGAAGATCAAAAAGGCCAGCTTGTCCACTTCGCCCGGCGGGCAGTCTGCAAGGTACTTAAAAAGGCCGTTGCGGCGCTGCTCCACATCGGCGGCGCTGCCCTCAAAGTCCTCATAAAGCTCCGGGTGTATCAGGCGCATGATGTCGCGGAAGCAGTTCATTCCCAGCACCCTGTACCACATCACAAACTCATGCAAATTCGGCGTGGACGTGCCTTTTTCCCAGTTTCTCACCGTCTGCTTGCTGATGTCCAGCATTTCGGCAATGCCTTCCTGGCTGCACCCTGCTTTTGTTCGCGCATTGTACAAAAGGGCGGCGATTCTTTTGACGTTGTACACAAAAATACCTCCTTCTTAAAAATCTTGTGGGCTAAAAAACTATCACTTTTCAGCGGAATTTAGTACGTTTTTCTTTCTTTTTATGACAACGTGTGAGTGTTATCATATACGTAATGGGATGCAGGTGTACTGACATGGAGTGAGGGCCGCACAATGCATGGACTTACAGAAAAAGTGAAATCCCACCACGGAAGAAAGCGAGGGCAAAATGGAAAACGAGTGTATACAGAATGAGCGGCTGCACAAGAAGCAGCCGCCCGAACGCCTGAAGGCCCTTGCCATCCGGTGGGGGCAAGCAGAAAGGAGTACATAGTAATATAAATGTAGAAAGGGGAAATGCGTAATGACACAAAACAAAAGCCAGGACATTGATTATTTGCGAAAATTATCATTAAAATACTTAAAGCAGCTCTCCCTCAAAGAAGCTATTGATTTGTACATAGATATAACTAATAGGGGGCAAAATGAGGGACAAAATTGATATATATAACCTTTTGATTTTCATTTTTTCGCCAGCTTTGCGGATGCAGCCGCGATGAATTGTATAAGCTCTTCATCTGTAGCTTCTGTTTTAATCCATTTTTCTACATCATCTTTAGTAAGCTCATCAGCCTTTTTGGCTGGTGAGCTTTTTTCTTGCATTTTTTTAGCCAGTGCTATAGCCGCTGCAAGCGTTTTTACATCTTCCGGCACATCTTTGTACTGATCGTCAACCGTTTGGCTGTCATCGCCTTTTAGATATTGTACCGTTATCGGCCTTCCGAGCTTTTCCGTAAAGTATGAGGCTAAAATTACAAGATTTATGTCTGTGCATCCGCCACCTTTCTTCCATCGAGACACTGTCGGCTTGGAAAAACCGGCATCAACCGCAATTTGAGACGGTGAACTTCCAAGCTCTTTGCACAGTTTTACATAAGTATTATAAAAATTCATAATTTCACGCCTCTGCTTCTGTGCAAGTTGCTAAAGTTTACAAAATTACCAGAAAATACTTTACAGTAAACACAAACCTTGCTATACTGTACTTGTTGGTTACGAAAGTTTACCGAGTAAACAATCTGAGGTATAGCAAAGCCAGGCAACTTGTTATAGGTATTTTGCAATTTAACTATAACACGGTTAGTAAACTTTTGCAACCATAAAGTGACTGCAGCGGCAATAAAAAAGCTATCTACTGTCCGTTAGTAGATAGCCTTCTCCCAAAGTTTTTTACCAGAACAAGTTTGCAGCAGCGGAACCTCCCAATGTGGGTGGGCACGTACACGGTCCTTTGTGCAATGCGCATCCGCTGCTTGCAAAACGAACTTGCAATTCTGTAGACTTGCCGTAACCTTTGGCAGCTTTGGGACTGCCGTATAGCCATACGCGTTACGCAATTTCTTTAGTCTGGAACGGGCATAATCAAAAGTTTGGTCAAGGCCGACCTCACTTCCTTTCTGCCATATCTATGGCAATCCAGATTATATCAGGTATTGCCGCTTGAGTCAAATTTTTTTACAGATTGGGGGTGAAAAAATGCCTGAAAAATGGACAGGCCAGCTGATCGGGCGGATGCACAACTACAATGTAACCTATGACGATTTGAGTAAAAAAATGGGAATCACCAAAGGCTACATCAGCCAAGTGCTGAATTGCTATCGCCGCCCACCGAATGCACAGCAGCGGTTTGAAGCCGCCGTGAACGAGATTATTGTCGAACGGCTTGAACAGAGCGAGAAAGGAGAATGAAATATATGGGAGATTTGAAGATCTGGGAGAATCCGGAATTCGGCACGCTGCGAGTGATCGAGCAGGACGGCGAGCCTTGGTTGGTGGGTAAAGATGTGGCGGAGGCGCTTGGGTACACCAATCCGCGAAAGGCGCTTGCAGACCATGTGGATTCAGAGGACAAGCGACAGGGAGATGGGGTAACGATTCGTGACTCCATCGGCAGGGAACAGGCGGCAACGCTCATCAATGAATCCGGCCTGTATGCTTTGGTGTTATCCAGCAAGCTCCCCACCGCCAAGAAGTTTAAACGCTGGGTAACCAGCGAGGTACTGCCGAGCATCCGCAAGCACGGGGCTTATATGACCACGCAGAAAATCGAGGAAGCGCTGCTCAACCCTGATGTCATCATCAGCCTTGCGCAGCAGCTCAAGGCTGAGCAGGCGAAAACCGCGAAGCTCGCACCTGCCGCCGAGTACGCACAAAACTTCCTGCTGGCGAGCGGCGGGCGGCTTATCGGCAGCATCGCGAAGGACTACGGCATGAGCGCGAAGCAGCTCAACCGGATGCTCCATGCGTTGGGCATCCAGTACCGGCAGGGCGGGCAGTGGTTGCTCTACCAGAAGTACACGGGTAAGGGCTACACCGAAACCCGTGTGAACCTTATCCCGCACAATGACGGGCGGACCCACCAGCACCCTGAAACGCTGTGGACGGCAAGGGGCTGCGCCTTTTTGGCGAAGCAGCTGGCCAAAGCGGGCATTTTCCCGACGAAGCAAAGCGAAGCAGAGAAGGAGTGAGCAGAATGGCATTTTGGTGGTTCTTTACGCCAGACGCGGCGGACATCGAGCAGTGCCGAGGGTTTGAGTGCCCGTGCGCAAGCGGCGAGACCTTCAAGACGGAATCGCAAGCCATCTGGCACGGCAAGCGCTGGGCCAAAGAGTGCCACCGGACCGGCACCGTGACCGCTGTACAGGCGAAGGCAAGCGGCCCGGCGTACATCTTAGACATCTAAAAAAAAGGGGGGACGCACATGGATTTGCCTATCATGCTGAGCACCGTCGAGCTTACGACGGTCAACAGCCTTGTCTTCGCGGCGTATCAAAACGCCGTGAAGCGGCAGGACGAAACGGCGGCGGCTGTGCTGGACGGTGCGCTGGAGAAGCTCCAGCGTGAGCTTGCTGGCCGTCTGACGGCGCAGGACGTGGATTTGAAGGAGGTGAAGTAAATGCACAATGACCGGTTGCGAGAACTGCGTGAAAGCGCGGGTTTGAGCCAGTGCAGCCTTGCGGCCCGGCTGGGGCTTACCCCGCCCACCATCAACCGCTGGGAGCGTGGCAGAGCTTGCCCGCGACTGCAAAACATCAAAAAGATGGCTGACCTCTACGGGGTCAGCGTCCGCGAGATGAAGGAGGCGGTGGGCTATGAGCAGAGAGCGGGAAGGCTACCGTGATGCACTAGAGCGCGTCCGGCGGGAGGCATCCGGAGAGCTTGTGACCGTCGAAGAGGCGGCACGGATTGTGTACGGGAGCGACCCGCACGGCCCCCGGAAGGTCACAAAGCTGGCCGGATGGACAGGCTCTGGCCGGGGGAAAAGGATACCGGCGACGGCGCTTGCGCGACAGATTTGCTAAAGTTTTGAAGAGTAAGGAGGCAAACAATGCTGTATGAATTGAGCATTCGCGAGGTGATGACCTTGCAGGCCGCCTGTGCGGTGGCCCAGGACCGGATGGCGGAAAACGCCGAATCCGCCGAGCGCTGCGCAAACAACCGGTACATGCCGAAGGCCGAGCGCGTCGGCGCGACCCGGGTGGCCAAGTGGTACCGGGAGCGGACGGCCACCTTTGAGGCCATCCGCAAGGCACTCGACGAGGGCCAGGAGATCACCACCCTGGAGCAGGCCAAGGAGGCGCTGGAACGATGAGGGTTTTGCTGAGCCTGCTGCCCTGGCTGGGGCTGGCAGCGCTGATCTGGTACATGGCCGCTTGTGTGGCGGCCGACAAAAAGCCCAAAGCAGCCCAAACGGCGGCACTGATGCTGGCCACCTGGCTGCTGGCAATGTGGGCGGAATGAGGAGGAGACGAAAGCATGACTAAAGCACAGTTGCAGGTAAAAGCGTTCAAGGCGCTTGTCGCTCACGAAACTCTCGTGGCGTATGATTGTGATGATGTGGATGCATACATAACGTTTGACGGCTATTCAGTGTTCGCTGTACCCAAGCAAGATATGTGCATTGACATGTCTAAAATGTATCATATTCCTTTGCTTGGAAATTTGTTCTCTCTTGACGATGGCTATGTGGAGGCCGAGCTTACAAAGCGTCGTGCCACGCTTGACGCCAACGGCGGCATTCTCCGAGAGTACCGGGCGCGTGATGATGCATCAATAAAAGTCTGGGTGCAAGAAAGCCCGATGAAACGGTACCAGTCCAAAAAATTCACGGCATACGTCCGGAATGAGCTGAGCGCTGTTAAGTTTGTGGACACTGTAGCCGGTAAGGTGGACCATATCATCCTGCCGGTGCGTGTGGCAGAGGAGATAAAGAATGGCTGAGTATTACATCGTAAGCAAAAAGGCCGCCCCGGCTGCAACCCGGGACGACCTGAACAGCACCAAACCCGCGCGGCGTGGCACTGCCACTATCTTACCCCGCCGTTTGCCCCGCGTCAACTGGGGCGGTATCTTCGGCGGACTGCTGGGCGCTCTGGCTGCTGCGGCCGTGTGGGTGCCGGTGGCTTACGCACAGCGTGGCTACTGGGCAATTGGCGGAGAGATTTTTCTCGTCGGCCTTGCCGCTGGGCTGGGCGCATGGATGGGAGGCGGCGGGGAACCGTGAAGTGTGACATGGACTGTAAAAACTGCACACGCCCGGCGAAAAAGTGTCACGGTGGCAATTTTAGCACCCCGTACACCTGCCGGGACTGTGTGCCGACCAAAAAGCCCCACGAGGGGCCGTCTATCGAGTATCTGCCCGCGCTGAATCGGTGCGGCAAAAAAATCAAATAAAGGAGAAAGAATGAGCATTACTAAAGTAAAAACGGCGAACCATGAAGAATGGAAGGAGCTGCGAAGTCACTACATCGGAGGCAGCGATGCGGCGGCAGTTGTGGGGCTGAATGCATTTTCTTCGCCCTATGCTCTGTGGGCCGAGAAAACCGGCAGGGTGCCCGGATTTGCAGGCAATCTTGCAACGGAAGTCGGTACATACCTGGAAGACTTCGTGGCCCGCAAATTTGCTGCCGTGACGGGCAAGAAGGTGCGCAACTGCAACATGAGCTTTTTCAACAGCGATTATCCGTGGGCCATTGCAAACATTGACCGCGAAATTGTGGGCGAGGATGCAGGGCTTGAAATCAAGACCACGTCCGAGATGAACCTGAAGAAGTTCAAAATCGGCGAATACCCCGCGAATTACTATTGCCAGTGTGTCCACTACATGGCAATGACCGGCAAGAAGCGATGGTATTTGGCGGTGCTGATCGGCAACCGGGAATTCAAGTGGTTCATCATTGACCGTGACGAAGCCGAAATTGCCGCCCTGATGGGTGCAGAATCGGACTTTTGGGAGCATGTGAAGAATAACACGCCGCCCGCCGTTGACGGCACACAGGCCACCACAGCCGCCCTGGCGACCATCTACGCAGATAGCAACGACAGCACGGTTGACTTGTGCGCCTATGCTGCCGCGCTCAACCGGTATCAAGAAATCGGAGACAGTATCAAGACGCTAAAGACAGAGCAGGACGAATGCGCCAACCTGGTGAAGGGATTCATGGGCGCAGCTTGCGGCGGTGAGTGTGACGGCTTCCGCGTGTCATGGAAATCCAGCACACGGCGCACGTTCGACAGCAAAAAATTTGCGAAGGAAAACCCGGACATTGATTTGTCTGGATACTACAAAGAAACGTCTGTCAGAACATTCCGGGTGACAGAAAAATGAGCAAAAAGAAATACAGAAAAGGCTATCGAATAAGAAGCCTTAATGAGCTTGTCGAACAAGAATTTATATTCTTCAACAACAAAATCACTCATCGTGGATGGTTTGAAAGCTGGCCTATTCGGACAGCAAAAGAAATGATTGAATGCGGCTGTATAAGAGCTGCAATTAAGATTGAAAGCGAGGAAAAATAAATGGAAGCAAAACAGATTCATTGCGGGCAGTACAAACGTTACGGCGATACTTTCCGCGTGTGGGAAATCAAGACAGACGGCGAAAGCAAAGAAGAAGTCCTGAAGTACATCCGTGAAAACGTCCACAAGTCCGATTTGCCGCCTTCCGGCGAGTGGAGCGCAAATGTGCGTTACGGTGGTGAGCACAGCAACGATCCAGCCTATTACTTCCGTGGTTGCTACAGCCTGGAAAAGATTGAAGGCGGTTATAGATACACGGTCAAAGAGCCGTATTGCGATTAAGAAGGGAGCATAAAAATCATGGCAAACATCATTCAGAAGCAGCAGTCCGAAATGAAGCAGCCCGAGAAGAAGACCATGCAGCAGTACATCAAGAGCATGGAAGGCGAGATTGCAAAGGCCCTGCCTTCCGTCATTACCCCCGAGCGGTTCACGCGAATTGTGCTTTCCGCTATTTCCGTCAACCCGAAACTGGGCAGCTGCACCCCCGCAAGCTTTTTGGGCGCAATGATGACCAGCGCCCAGCTGGGCCTTGAGGTCAACACCCCGCTGGGCCAGGCGTATGTCTTGCCTTACAGCAACAAAGGCGTTCTCGAGGCGCAGTTCCAGCTTGGGTACAAGGGCCTGATTGATCTCGCATATCGCTCCGGAGAGGTTGAGGTCATTCAGGCGCATGTTGTCCATGCAAATGACAAATTCGAGTTTGAGTATGGCCTTAATCCCAAGCTTGTGCACAAACCTGCGAGCGCTGACAGGGGCGATCCGGTAAGCGTATATGCAATGTTTAAGACCAAAAGCGGCGGCTTTGGCTTTGAGGTCATGAGCATGGACGATATCCGCAAACACGCTGCAAAGTACAGCAAGGCGTATGGCAGCAGTTTCAGCCCATGGAAAACCAATTTCGACGAAATGGCGAAAAAAACCGTGCTGAAGCGTGTGCTGAAGTATGCGCCGTTGAAGTCCGATTTTGTTCGGGCCGTTGCGCAGGATGATGTCATCAAGAAGAGCGTTTCGGATGATATGTATTCCGTGCCGAATGAAACCATCATCGAAGCAGAAGCTGAAGAAATCAAGGTTGACCCCGAAACCGGCGAAATCGTGGACTGAAAGGAAGGCTTGAAGGATGAACAAAGTGTTTTTGATTGGCCGCCTTGTGGCTGATCCTGAAACCCGGCAGACCCAGGCGGGCGGCACGGTTGCCCGGTATCGGTTGGCTGTTGACCGGCAGCGCGGCAAGGACGGCCAGCGCGAAGCGGATTTTATCAACTGTGTCGCCTTTGGGAAAAGCGCTGAATTCGCGTCCAAGTACCTGTACAAGGGAACCAAGATTGCAATCGAAGGCCGGATTTTGACCGGCAGCTACGAAAAAGAAGGCGTAAAGCACTACACCACCGATGTGGTGATTGACCGCCACGAATTCTGCGAAAGCCGTGCCGGAGCAGCATCTGACACGCCCACGCAGTACAGCGCACCGCCTGTACAGACTTTCCCGGCGGTTCCGACCGGCTCTGACGAATTCATGTCTATTGACGACAACGAGGACCTGCCGTTTTGATAGATAACGCTGTAACGGTAACGCTCCCGTTCCGGCTACCCGGCGCAAATGAGTACATCGCCGCTTGCCGCCGGAACCGGTACGCGGGCGGCAAATTAAAAGCCGAGTACACGCAGGCGGTGGCGCTCTACTTTCGGGGGCTTCCACCTGTAACCGAGCCGGTAAAAGTCCGCTTTATATGGCATGAGCGGACGCGGCGCAGAGACAAGGACAACGTGGCTTTTGGCAAAAAGTTCATTCTGGATGGGATGCAAGCGGCGGGCTTCTTGCCGAATGATAATAACCGCTGGGTCGTCGGTTTTGAGGACTGCTTTGTGTACGATGGGCGGGACGGAGTGACAGTGGAGGTGTGCGATGATGAATAACGGGATGTACTCATCCAAAACGGATTTGTGGAGTACACCACAAGACTTTTACGACGAGTTAAACCGTGAATTCGGGTTTGTGCTGGATGCGTGCGCCTTACAGTGCAACGCAAAATGCAAGGTGTTTTTCTCCCCAGATGAGGACGGCTTGCGGCAGGACTGGGCAAGCGTAACGTGGTGCAATCCGCCATATGGGCGGGAAATTGGCAAGTGGGTGCGCAAGGCCCGCCGCGAAGCTGAACGCGGCAACACGGTCGTGTGCCTTTTGCCAGCGAGAACTGACACGCGATGGTTCCACGACTATGTTCTGGGTCGTGCCGAAATCAGGTTCGTGCGCGGGAGACTGAAGTTCGGCGGGAGCAAAAACAGCGCGCCCTTTCCGAGCATGGTGGCGGTGTTTAGGCCGCGCAATAACACGGAGGAGATAAAAAATGAATGATAATACGTGCGAAAAGTGTAAATACAAAGATGTTTCGACTTTTCGGACCCCGTGCCTGACGTGCAAATACTCTTTCGGGCGCTGGACGCGCCAGTTTGACACTTGTAAAAGCTTCTTTGAGTCGGCAACCGAAGAAGATGCCGAGCAAAAAGAAGTAGATCATCCCGCCCACTATGCGGGGAAGTACGAGTGCATCGACGTGATGCTGGACACGATGGGGCCGGAGGATGTAAAAGGCTTTTGTCTTTGCAACGCCTTTAAGTACCTTTGGCGCTGCAAAAAGAAGCACGAGACTCCCGAAGAGGACGTGAAGAAAGCGGTTTGGTACTTGCAAAAGTACCTGGAATTGGGGGGCAAAGCATGAATCAGAGATTTTGGGTGAGCTGGTGGCACCTGGGGCGCCTCGAAAAGGCCTATTTTGACACCGCCGAAGAGAGAGCTGCGTTTGTACAAGCGCGACTCATAGCCGAAAAACCGGACATGTGGGAGACTAACTCGCGGGGCCAGAGGATTATCAGGAGGGAAAAGCAGAATGGCTCAATACATTGACAGGGAAGCAGTGGTTAAGCTGCTCCGCAATCAGGCGCTCGAAGCGCTTGAATATTCCAACACCGAATGTGAAGTCCTAGCCTCAGTCGCAGATGAATTAGAGGACTTCCCGGCTGCGGATGTGGTTCCGGTCGTCCATGCATGTTGGACGAACCCATCTTGGACAACTTATAAGCACGGCACGTGCAGTGCCTGCAACTGGGTAAACACCACAGGGGCGCACTGCAATGGGTTTAGAAAGCCGAATTTCTGCCCAAATTGCGGCGCACGGATGGACAAGGAGGCACCAAATGGCAAAATACATTGACAAGGACGATATTGTTGACATGCTCCGCAGGTGGGGGCAAGAGGCTGCCGAAACGAACAGCGCTGAAGCAGCCGCGTTTGAAGCGGTTGCATACGAACTTCAGTATTTTCCGGAGGATGACGTGGTGCCGGTGGTGCGCTGCAAGGATTGCAGGTATAGCCGCCCAGTCGCAAAAGAAAAAGACCTGGTGGTTTGCACAGCTCTTAGTAAAGACTATTTGTATATGATGAAGAGCGATTTTTGCAGCTATGGCACATTCAAGGAGGCCACCATTGGCGGCGATGCTGATTAAAGCCCTGACGGCGCTTGTGGCGCTGATTGCGGTGCCAATTGCGCTGGCAGAATTATGTATTATTGTTGTAGGCTTGTGGACGCTTTTTCACTGGCCGAAAGGAGGTTGGAAAGATGATCAAAGTTGAGAACACCGAAGTTTTGGGGTGGGGGCACGCAATCCGGGGAATGCGAAATCCGCTCAACAGCTGGGACAAAATGGACAGCCATGATTGCCCTTGCCATGATGGCCTGGACTGCGATTGTCCTATGGTAGAGAACGACCATGAACCGGCGATTGAATGCAACGAAACCCTCGAAAAATCTGCTTTTTGCGTGGGCGAGAAAGACTATGATTTGATGATGCGCCTTGCCAAAGCCGGCCCGGAACACGCGAAATACCGGCGCATGATTGTGGTTTATGCGGATGTAACGGCCCCCTTGTACTGGTGGAAGGAGTACGATACATACAAGGTTGGGACGGTGGCGAACTCGTGCAGCACCATGCACAAAATTGCAGCGAAGGAGTTTACACTGGAGGATTTCAGCCACGAGCATTTGATTTCGGACGAATCTATTCCTACCCGCGTATATTCTGCTAAACAAATGATGGAAGCTACAATTGAAAACCTTAACATTTTCCGAAATCTCTATCTTCAAACCAAAGACAAAAAATACTGGTGGCAGATCATCCAGATGCTGCCGAGCAGCTACAACCAGCGCCGCACGGTAATGCTCAACTACGAGGTTTTGGCGAACATCTACCGCCAGCGCAAAGGCCACAAATTGGACGAGTGGCGGACGTTTTGCACGTGGATTGAGCAGCTGCCTTACAGCGAGCTGATTAGCGGGAAGGAGGCGAAAGAAAATGGATGAGCTGAAAAAATGCCCGTTTTGCGGAGGAAAAGCTGCCGTGTTTGTGCACAACGGGGTGAAAGTGCTGTGCCTCACCTGCGGCGCGCAAACTGATTCCCACATCGATTTTATGATTCGGCCCGGCCACTGCTCCAACGCCGTGCAGCAGGTCACCGATACGTGGAACAGGAGGGTGCGGGAAGATGACTGAGCCGATTGTAAGCCCGATTCTGGTGTACCTCATCGGCGTGTGTGACACGGTTTGGACTGGTGCCTTGTGCGTTGCTATGGTCGGCGCAATTTTTTGCACTATAGTTTTCATACTGGCGAGTTTGGATGCGTATGACTACGGAGAATTTGACAAAAAGGCGGCGAAACTTTTGAAAACGTTCTTTTTTGTCACGTGTGTGTGCGCTCTGCTTGCGCTTTTCGTCCCGTCGAGCGAAACTGCCATTGCAATGCTTGTTGCAAAAAATGTAACGCCTGAGACAATCCGACTTGTAGAGAGAACGGCTGCCGAAAGCGTCGAGATCATCACAAATGCGATTTTGCAGGCTGTGCAGGGGGGCTGAAAATGACTGACTACATCACTTTTGCCCAGCTTGCGGACGCTCTGCGGCGCTGCGGGAAGGCCCGCACGGTGGACGACTGCAAGGGGTGTGCTTACTATCAGGGACCAAACCCTGAGCTGTGCATCCAAAAAATGACCGAGCGGGCCGCGCAGGTGATTGAGCTTTTTACCGCCGACCCGAAGAAAGGAGATTGACGGAATGGCGAACGTGAAGTGGATTAAACTCAGCATTGATATGTTTGATAATCGCAAAATTAAGCATATCAGGAAGCTTCCAGCGGGAAACGAAGTTGTACTTATCTGGGTTATGCTGCTTACTTTGGCCGGCCGGTGCAATGCGGGCGGAATGATTTTTCTCACCGAAAACATCCCGTATAATGCAAAAATGCTGGCTGATGAGCTAGACTTCGATGAGGCCACCGTAAAACTTGCGCTCGACGCGCTCGAAACACTTGGCATGATATGCACAAATGACGCAGGATTCCTGCAAATCCCAGGTTGGGAATCACACCAAAACGTAGAAAGCATGGAAAGAATCCGCGAAAGCAAGCGGCTGGCACAAGCCAGATGGAGAGCAAAAAAAGCAGCTATTGCTGCGCATAAAAATGTAGAATCTACAGTAGATACATCTACAGTAGAATCTACGAGAATCTCGGTAGACGATGCAGAAGAAGAAGAAGAAGAAGAAGAAGAAGAAGAAGAAAGAAGAAATAATATATATACTCCGGTTGTGAACTACCTGAACGAAAAAGCGGGCACAAAATACAGAGCAAGCAGCGCAAAAACTCAGAAGGTTATCCATGCTAGAGTAGCGGAAGGATTTACGTTGGATGACTTTATAGCGGTGATCGATAAAAAGACAGCTGAGTGGATGGGCACCGAGTGGGAGAAGTCCTTGCGGCCGGAAACTCTGTTCGGGCCGAAGTTTGAAAGCTACCTGAACCAGAACACAACGCAGAAGGGAGGACAGCAAAATGACGGAATGGAAGGAGCTGGCGCTGCCGCCGCGTATCAAGTCGGGACGTGGGTTTGAATCCCTTACCCCTCAGCAATACGAAGAGCGCAAAGCAAACGCATACAATGCATCTGCCGGGCATCTGGATGCGGTGGACGGCTACACCTGCGACCTGTGCAAAAACCGGGGTTACACGGCAGCAGTAAAGTACAACGAAGCATTTGGCTACTACTACGAGATGCTTGTGCCGTGCAAGTGCCAGCGGGTGCGGGATGCGCTTCGGCGGCTACAAACGTCCGGCCTGAAAAACGTAGTGAAGGAATTTACTTTTGATCGCTACGAAGCGACCGACGAATGGCAGCAGCGCCTGAAAGACAAGGCAATGCAGTTTTGCAAGGACGATGCGCACACCTGGCTTTTTATGGGCGGGCAGAGCGGTGCAGGTAAGACCCACCTCTGCACGGCCGTAACGGTGCACTACATCCGCAAAGGCAAAGAGGCGAGATATATGCTGTGGCGCGATGAAATCGCGCAAATCAAGGCCATTGTGACGGATTCAGCGGCATATGCGGCACGGATGGACGCGCTGAAGAAAACGCCGGTGCTGTACATTGATGACCTTTTCAAGGGCGGGAAGGGCGAAGGCGGTCAGTTCCGCGCCCCCACAGAGGCCGACATCAAGGCGGCATTTGAGATCATCAACTACCGCTATAACAACCCGGATTTGATTACGATCATCTCGAGCGAGCGCACGATTGGAGAGCTGAGCCAGATTGACGAGGCCATTGCAGGGCGGATTGCAGAGCGCGCAAAGGCTGCCGGGTACTGCCTGAGTATCAAGCGCGCCCAGAGCCGAAACTGGCGGCTGAAAGACATTGAGGAGGTGTAATAAGCATGACGGCACGTGAGTATGTCGGACAGCTGGAACGTATAGATATCCTGCTGGCAAGCAAATCGGCAGAAAAATCGCGGTGGAGGGCGCTTGCTCTGGACACAGGAGCAAAACAGTCCGGGGACAAGGTGCAGGGCAGCGGAAACCAGCAAAAAATGGCGGGAGCGGTGGAAAACGCGGTTGACCTTGATGCCGAAATTTTGCAGTTACAGGCAAAGCGGCACGCAATCGTGCACACTCTGGAGCAGCTGCAGGTGGATGAGTTTTGGGTGCTCAACGAGGTCTACGGCAAGCATGTGTCAGTCGGTCAGGCGGCATGGGAGCGCGGGAGGTCTTACAGCTGGGCGCGGGCGCTGCATAACCGTGCGCTGGAAAACCTCGAAAAACTGCTGAACGACTATATAGTTTAATTACATTTGTATATGAGATGTTACATACTGCGAAAAATAACGCTAGACAGCACAAAAACAGGGTGTTATAATATAAGCAGTGAAGAAGGAAAGCGCCAGCGGCATAGCCGCCAGGCGCTTTTTTAATCCGGTGGCGTGTGATGTGCCAGCGGGCGGGAAGCGTTCTTTGTGCGATTCGTTTGCGCTCCGTCCGTCAAATAGTGACCTTCCTGCGGCGGTGTACTCGGTGCATCGCCTATGGCATACACACCGACACTTTGCCCTAGCAGACGGCATTGTGGTCTGCTTTTTATGTGCTTTGTGTTGGCTGGTACCCAAATCAAAGCTAAAGGTTTTGTTCCCCGTGCCGTGTGGCGGGTAAGTTCACACGGGCGGCCCTACACGCAAAGTAGGAGGGGCGGAAACGCCCCATTATGCCGTCATAGCTCAGTTGGTAGAGCGGCTGTCTTGTAAGCAGCAGGCCGATGGTTCGAGTCCTTCTGGCGGCTCCAAAGCCGATGACCCGGTAAAAAATCCAGCTTGGACGCAAGGTGGAGTTCCCGGCAGGCATCCCCGCGCGCCTCTCTCTGATGCGTACCATGCGGGGCTTTTTTATTGGGCTGTAGCCAAACGGCTTTGACTCCCACATAGCAGGTTCGACACCTGCCAGCCCAACCAATGGGTGAGCCGGGCACAGGATAAGCTCGGAGGGCGGGACGCGCTGCCCCTCATGGCGCAAAGGGGATTTTTTGAGGGATTTAGTTTGAGGGGGCTAATTTATGGACGTTGTACAGAAAAAATTGTCCGAACTTATCCCATACGACAAAAACGCCAAAAAGCACGATAAAAAGCAGATTGATAACGTGGCCGAAAGTATCCGGCAGTATGGTTTTGTACAGCCGATTGTAATTGACCACGACGGCGTGATTGTTATCGGGCATTGCAGAGCGCTTGCGGCGAAAAAGCTGGGCATGGAAACCGTGCCTTGCGTGTGCGTGGACGATTTGACACCTGAGCAGGTCAAAGCGCTGCGACTGGTAGATAATAAAAGCAACGAAAGCGACTGGGATTTTGACCTGCTGGCAGATGAGCTGCCTGGGCTTGACCTATCTGCTTTTGACTTTGACTGGGGTCTGCGTGACGAGCTGGACGATTCTGTTGTAGAGGATGATTATGACCCTGTCATCCCGGCGGACCCAAAGAGTAAGCTGGGCGATGTGTACCAGCTTGGAGACCATCGCCTTATGTGCGGAGACAGCACGTCTTTGACAGACGTACATAAGCTCGTGGGGGGGGGCACAAATGGATTTGCTGCTCACAGACCCCCCGTACAATGTGGACTATCAGGGCACCGCCGGGAAGATTAAGAACGACAATATGGAGGATACGGCCTTCAGGCGTTTTCTGACGGATGCATTCTCCAATGCGGCGATGGTCATGAAGCCCGGTGCTCCGTTCTACATCTGGCATGCAGACAGCGAGGGGTATAACTTCCGCGGTGCGTGTAAAGACGCAATGCTGCGTGTACGGCAGTGCCTGATCTGGGTGAAGAACTCCCTTGTGATGGGGAGACAGGATTTCCAGTGGAAACATGAGCCTTGCCTGTATGGTGAGAGCGAGATTGAAGAGGAAGCACACGAACCTTGCCTGTACGGATGGACGGAAGGGAAGAAGCACTATTTCTTCAAGAACCGCAGACAGACAACCGTGTTGAATTTCGATAAGCCTGTCAAGTCTGCGGAGCATCCGACCATGAAGCCGATTAAGCTGTTTGATTACCAGATGCAGTGCTCCAGCAAGCCGGGAGAAAATGTTCTTGACCTGTTTGCTGGCTCGGGCACAACGATCATGGCAGCGGAGCAGAATGGCAGACACGCTTTCTGCATGGAGTACGATCCGAAGTATGCGGATGTCATTATTGATCGATGGGAAAAGTTTACCGGAGAAAAGGCGGTGCTTCTGAATGACGATTGAAGAGGCACGGGCAATCATCGGAAAAACAAGCAGCCAGCACCTAAAGCGGGACATGGAGAAGTTTATTAAACGCCAGCGGAGAAAGGAGGGTGCGTATGGCAAGGCCAAGAAAGGAAATAGACCAGAAGCAGTTCGAGAACCTCTGCGGCCTGCAATGCACGCTTGAGGAAATCTGCGGCTGGTTTGACGTGACCGATAAAACACTGGATAGTTGGTGTAAACGCACCTATCATGCCAGTTTTTCCGAGGTATTTAAACAAAAGCGAGGAGCGGGGAAAATTTCGCTGCGGAGAAGTCAGTGGCGATTGGCTGAAAAGAACGCGAATATGGCTATTTGGCTTGGCAAGCAGTACCTCGACCAGAAGGATATTGTGGAGCAGAACATCAACACAGAGGGTGTCAAGGTGATAATTGATGTCTGACATCCGCCTGTCTGAAAAAATCGGATCTGCGTTCTACGACGTGGCGCATGACGTGTTCCACCACGGTCACACGCACTACGATTTCAGCGGTGGGCGTGGTTCACTTAAGTCCTCCACGGTGTCTGTACTCGTCCCCCTGCTGCTGATAAACAATCCGGGTACACACGCGCTTGTGCTGCGTAAGGTGGCAAATACCATTCGTGACAGCGTGTACGCGCAATATATCTGGGCAATCGGTGAGCTGGGCATGGCGGCGTACTGGGAAGCCAAGGTTTCCCCGATGGAGCTGATCTACAAGCCGACAGGCCAAAAGATCATGTTCCGTGGCGCTGACGATCCCATGAAGATCAAGTCTATCAAGGTGCCGTTTGGCTACATTGCCGTGACACACTTTGAAGAAAAAGACCAGTTTGCCGGTCGTGCCGAGATACGAACGATTTTACAGTCCACAATGCGCGGCGGCTCAAAGTATTGGAATTTTGAAAGCTACAACCCGCCGATAAGCCGCGATAACTGGGCGAACAAGGACAGCCTGGAAGAACGCACAGACAGGCTGTGCCACAAGTCAACGTACTTGCAAGCCCCGCCAGAGTGGCTGGGTGAGCAGTTTTTAGCGGAGGCGGAACATCTCAAGGCCACGGACGAGAGAGCGTACCAGCATGAGTATTTAGGTATTCCTGTGGGTACGGGCGGCAACGTGTTTGACAACCTGGAGCTGCGGGAAATCACTGACGAGGAAATGTCGCACTTCGACCACATCTACCAAGGCGTGGACTACGGCTGGTTCCCTGACCCCTTTGCTTTTATCCGGCTGCATTACGACAGAGCGCGGGAGACTATCTATTTGATGGATGAGATATACCAAAACAAGCTCACAAACGAGGCAAGCGGGAACATCATCATTCAGCGTGGATATAAAGACGCATATATTACCTGCGACAGCGCGGAACCTAAAAGCGTAGCAGACTACCGCGCTATGAGCCTTCCGGCAAAGGCGGCGGTCAAAGGCCCCGGCTCTGTTGACTATGGTATGAAGTGGTTGCAGCGGCGCAAGATCGTCATAGACCGGAAACGCACACCAAACGCATACAATGAGTTTGTAAATTACGAATACGACCGAAACAAAGACGGAGATATTATCAGCGGCTACCCGGATGAGAATAACCACTTGATAGATGCCACCCGGTACGCCGTTGAGCGCATTTCCCGTCGGATGGGAGTTATCGCATGAGCAATGACGCAGTTATCAGAAAACTGAATGAGTTAGGTTATTCCACCATCACCGAAGCGTTTTACAGCAAAGTGGTGGAGTGGAAAAGCTGGTACCAGGGCAACGTGAAAGGTTTCCACAGCTACCGTGTCCGAAACGGCGAGAGCATGGTCAACTGCAAGCGGTATTCTCTCGGCATGGGGAAAAAACTGTGCGAGGATTGGGCGAACTTGCTGATGAACGAGAAAGTCAAGATCACCCTTGAAGAGCAGAAGGAACAGGAGTTCATCGACCGTGTTCTGACCGAGAACAATTTCACGGTCAAGGCGAACGAGATGCAAGAAATGAAGTCCGCGCTTGGCACGGTGGCCTATATCCCGCGCGTCGTCGGGCAGGAGATCAACGAGGGCGGCGAGATCGTCCCCGGCAATGCATCAGGCATCATTCTGGACTATGTGACTATTGAGAACATTTACCCGCTGGCATGGCAAAATGGCTTTATCAGCGAGTGCGCGTTTTCCTCCGTTGTGACGCACAACGGCCACGCTTACCTGTATCTCCAAATCCACCACAAGGGCGAGGGCGGAAGCTACATCATCGACAATCGCATTTACCGTTATGATAACGAAATGCTGTCTGATGAGCAGCTTGCCAATGTCAAAGGCTTTGAGAATATCCCGCCTGTGGTATATACCGGCAGCGACAAGCGGCAGTTTGTTATTGACCGGCTCAACATTGCCAACAATTTCAACTATCTGCTTCCGACCGGCATTGCAGTGTATGCAAACGCTATTGACGTGCTACAAGGCGTGGACATTGCGTACGACAGCTATGTAAATGAGTTCCGGCTGGGCAAAAAGCGAATCATGGTCAAGCCGTCTGCAGCAAAGTATCTGGACGGTGAGCCGGTATTCGACCCATCTGATGTGGCGTTTTATGTGCTTCCGGATGATGTGAGCGACGGCGCTGTTATTACACCCATCGACATGACCCTGCGGACAGCGGAGCATAACACGGGCATCCAAGACCAGCTCAATATCCTGTCCAGCAAATGCGGCTTCGGCGAGACCTATTACCGTTTCGACGGCGGCAGCGTAGCGACTGCCACACAGGTCATCAGCGAGAACTCCACCATGTTCCGCACCATCAAAAAACACGAGATCATCTTGGAGCAGGCATTGAAGGAGCTGTGCCGCATTCTGCTTCGGCTGGGCAACACGGCCATGAACGCTGGGCTGAATGAGGGTGTGGAAATCTCCATCGACTTTGATGACAGCATCATTGAAGACAAGCAAACCGACTTTTCCCGCGATATGCAGCTTCTCAGTGCGGGCATTATAAACGATTGGGAGTTCCGCATGAAGTGGATGAACGAGGACGAGGCCACCGCAAAGGCGGCACTGCCGAAGGCGCAGGACATGACGACCGAAGAAGAAACGGAGGTAAAGTGATGGGCGGCAGGGGTGGAGCTGGTGGCGGGCTTAACGCTGTACTTAAATCTTCTCCACGGACAATCCAAATATCCGGGACTGTTTATTTCGATGATGGGGTTCATGTTCCATCTTCTCACAGACAAAAAGAAATTCCTGCATATTGGCAGCTACACGGCATGACAGTATACCCCTCTATTTCTTGGAGCGACGAGGATAGTTACGATTGGTGCTTTGATGGTGAGCCTGTCGGCGGGATAGTTGCCGTTAGTTCGGTAGGCACACAGCAGAACAAGGAAAGCAAGCGTCTTTTTCTGCGCGGCTACGAGGAAATGATGAAGCGGCTATCGCCGGAAAGGGTGATATTCTATGGCAAAGTGCCGGAGGAATGCGACTGGAATGTGATCCGCGTGAAGCCGCATTACGATGAAATTGTGAAACGGAGGAAAGCAAATGAAATATCCGTTTCAGCCGGAAATCCTTGATGCGCTGCCGGAAGAACTGGCAGAACTGTACCGTGGACTTGAGGACACGCTGCTGACGGAGATATGCTCTCGTCTAAAGCTGCGGGACGAGTTGAACGAGGTTACGGTGCAGGACATCAAGGCGCTGCGGGCGCACGGCATTGACCTCGAGGAAATCGAGAGAGCGATACGCAAGACTACGGGCATCAGTGAGCAGAAGCTCAAGAAGATACTGGACGATGTGGTAAAGCGCAACCAGCAGTATTATACCAGCGTCATCGTCTTGGAACACATCACGCAGCCGGAAACGCTGGTAAGCATCGAGGACACCTGGGCCATATACCAGCAGACAAAGCGGGACTTGCGCAATATAACCCAATCAATGGGCTTTTTGGTGGACGCAGGGCGGACGATGCTCCCCCCTGCCAAAGCTTACCAATGGGCGCTTGATAACGCGGTGATGCAGGTGCAGAGCGGCGCCATCAACTACAAACAGGCCATCAAGACAGCAGTAAAGCAGCTTGCAGACAGCGGATTGAAAATAGTTGACTATGAAAGTGGCCATCGAGACCAAATCGATGTGGCGGCTCGGCGGGCGGTAATGACAGGCGTTTCCCAAATCTGCGCAAAATACACGGAGCAATCGGCAGAATATCTTGAGACACCATATTTCGAGGTTTCCGCCCATTCTGGCGCGCGTGATAAGCCGGGGCCGTCCCCGTGGTCAAGCCATAAGGACTGGCAAGGCAGGGTTTACAGTATTCGCGCAAATGACATTTACCCGAGCATCTACGAGGTGTGCGGACTGGGGGCCGTGGATGGTCTGGAAGGAGCCAACTGCCGCCACCGGCGCTTCCCCTGGGTCGAAGGTGTGTCTGAGCGCACCTATACCGATGAACAGCTTGCACATATTGATGATGGGCTTGGCTGCACATTTGATGGCAAGACCTACACCGCATATGAGGCCACACAGATGCAGCGACGCATAGAGCGTACCATACGAAAGCAAAAGCGTCTGAAAAACGCGTACAGCGTCGCGGGTCTGGAGGAAGATGCGACTGCGGCCAACATCAAACTGCGGCGCTTAAATGCAAAATACAAGGAGTTCAGCAAAGCAGCGGGGCTGTCGGAGCAACCAGAAAGACTGAAAGTGCTATATACCGGAGAGCTTACGGACGACAAACGTTTTGCCCCCTTAAAGGAATACGAGGGCGGATGGAAAATCAAAGATAAATTTTCCGAGCGACAGTACGTTATTGATGTAGGAACGCCAAAAATCGCTGGAGCAAAACAACATTTTTGGGAAAATCTTGAAACAAGGTCGGACAGAAGCGGCTTGAATTTGGAAGCCGCGCAGGGTATAATTGATAACAGCAAATTGACGCTGTACCAGACAGACCGGCAAACAATTAAATTCCTCGCAAACAACGGATATGTTATGCTTAACACAAAGAAAGAAATCGTAACCGCTGTGCCGGAAAAGCTCCGCAAGAAATACCGAGATTATTTGGAGGGAAAGTAAGATGGCAAGAAGTCCTATTGCAAAGCACGAATGCCCTCTTTATGGCAGGGAGACAATTTGGTCGGAATGCGTAGAGGTGCAGGAAGTCCGAGAAGACGAAATGGATGCAAAATGGCTAAGAGAACCGTTTGACGCGAGCAAGGCGAACGAGGTTTGCGAAAAGTGCAAGTGGTATGTTGTCAACGGTGATGAATGAGGTGCTCATATGATCGATGAAAAGCTAAAATCCGCCATTGAACATGCGCTTGCGGCTGGACTTCGGGTGCAGCTGAAACGCATGAAAGACGGCAGTGTGAAAGCCCAGATCATTAAGGCGGAAGAACTGAAAAAGTAAATAGCATTCCCGTGGCGTAATTGAGCGCGCGGAAGTGGCAAGAAGAGCCAACTGGTAAGAGTTTCTTACCGGTTGACTCTTTTTTGTTGTTAATCCATGCCGAGAGGCGTTAAACCGCTGGGCGACGGCCCAGGAAATAAACGGAGGTAAATCAAATGAGCGAAATTAGCACCAACACCAATCAGATCCCGGCCAATGCGCCGGAGGCCACACCTGCGAAGACCTTCACGCAGGAGGAAGTGGATGCCATGATCGGCAAGCGCCTTGCAAAGGCAATGAAGGGCATCCCCAGCGATGAAGAAATCACCGCATACCGCACATGGAAAGACGGCCAGCAAACCGAACAGGAACGGCAGGAAAAGCGCGACAAAGAGCTTGCGGAAAGCAAGTCCGCCCTGACCGCCGCACAGGCGGAGATCGCGCAAATGAAGCGCGACAAATATGTGCTTTCCAAAGGCCTGACCGGCGATGACGCGGAGTTTATCGCATTTAAGGCCCTCAAGATGGTGGACAGCAAGACCACGTTTGAGCAGGCCGTTGATAAGCTCACAGAAAACCGGCAAAAAGTCAAGTTTGATTGGACGGCTCCGGCGGGCAGCGGCGAAAAGAAAGTGGATATCAATGCCGCAATGAATAGCCTCATTCGCGGCGCATTGAAGTAAAGAAAGGAAGAAAACACATGGCAAACATCATTGACAGAAGCGCACTTTCCGGTCTTATCCCGGAACCCGTAACCCGTGAAATCATGCAGGGCGCTATCGCGGAATCCGCAGTTCTCCGCATGGGTCGCAGGTTGGCAAATATGTCCAGTAAGACGCAGACCATCAACGTGCTCGACGCGCTTCCCTCTGCGTATTTCGTCAACGGCGAAGCAACCGGCGATGGCGCCGGCGATGCCTTCAAGCAGACCACCAAGATGGCGTGGGACAAGAAGAAGCTGTACGCCGAGGAAATCGCGGTTATCGTCCCCATCCCTGAAGCCGCTTTGGACGATGCGGACTATGACATTTGGGGCGAGGTCAAGCCCCGTTTGACCGAGGCTTTCGGCAAGGTCATCGACGCGGCTATCCTGTTCGGCACGAACAAGCCGAGCACTTGGCGCACTGGCGTTGTTCCTGCTGCTGTCGCTGCCGGCAACGGCGTGCCCATCAGCTCCGACATTTTCAGCGACATCATGGGCGAGAACGGCCTGATCTCCAAGGTCGAGCTGGACGGCTTCAATCCGAACGGCGTTATGTCCGCGATCCAGATGCGCGGCAAGCTCCGTGGTCTGAAAGACACCACCGGCCAGCCTATCTTCAAGTCCGATATGCAGGGCGAAACCCGCTATGGCCTGGACGGCATGGACATGTACTTCCCCATGAACGGCGCTTTCGATCCTGCGCAGGCGCAGATGATCGTCGGTGACTGGAGCCAGCTCGTCTACGCCATCCGTCAGGATATGACGTTCAAGATTTTCACCGAGGGCGTTATCCAGGACCCCACCACCAAGGCCATTACTTACAACCTCATGCAGAACGATATGGTCGCCCTGCGTGCGGTTATGCGCCTTGGCTGGGAGATCGCGAATCCCGTCAATGCTTACAACGTGGACAAGGCTGACCCGTTCCCCTTCTCCGTGTACGGAAAGGGCGGCGACATTTCCGCTGTTACCGTCTCGCCCGCTACCGCGACGATGGCAAAGGGCGACAGCAAGGCGTTTACTGCTGCCGTTACCGGCGAGGGCATCATCAACGGCGAGGTCGAGTGGAGCCAGAATGGCACAAAGTCCAAGATCAGCGAAGACGGCTTGCTGACTATCGGCTCCGCTGAGACTAAGACCAGTATCACCGTCACGGCCAAGTCCAAGCAGGACAACACCAAGACCGGCACTGCTACCGTTACCGTTTCTTGATCTGAAGGGAGCTGACCCGTATGACATACGCTGATTATACATACTACGCCGGAATCTATATGGGTTCTGTGAGCGAGGAAGATTTTCCGCGTCTGGCTGTTTGGGCCAGCTCCTTCCTCGATTACTACACCCAAAACCGGGCGAAAGACAACGCTGATATGGACGCTGTAAAGATGTGTTGCTGCGCATTGGTGGACAAGTATCAGTTGATCGAGACTGCGCAGCAACTTGCCGCAGCCAAGCTGACGGCGGCGCTTACCGGCGATGACGTGAAAAGTGAAACGGTAGGCGGGTATTCTCGCACACTGGCCAGCGGCGGAGAAAGCGCCGCTGCTGCATTGAGTGCCACGGACGGCGCAAGAAAATTGCTGGCGGAAACGTGCATGGAATACCTTGCCCATACAGGGCTGCTGTATCGCGGAGGTGGTTGCAGATGTACACTCCCCACACTGTAACGGTTTACAACGTCGTGCGTGAACCGGACCCTGCCACGCTAAAAGATGTCACAAACCTATATGTAACCGTGCTTGATGGCGTGTTCTGCGAGGCGGCAAAGGGAGTTAACGTGCGCAAAAGCGGGCTTGAAGGCGCCGACGCAGTAAACCTGTATATCCCATTTACGGTAAAAGCTGTGGATGGATTTAGCGGAAAACCAAAGACATATACAGAGCCGCAAGCATTTTTTGCCTCAAGCGACAGGACGGGCCTATGGACGCTATCCACCACCGGCAACGGTGGCGATACATTTTTCGTCAAAGGCGAATTTGTAACGGACAACGAGGACGTGGCATTGGCGCACGATAATTGCTGGAATGTGACTAAGGTTGACGCAAAAGACTTTGGCAGCGCAGATATGCAGCATTGGGAAGTGGGTGGTAAATAAGTGGCCGTTACCTTTGCGATGCATTTTGGCGGCATGGAGGCCATCAAGGACAAACTGGCTGAGAGCTGCACCCGCGTTGAAAGCATTGTTGGGCAGCAGGTCATAAAAGACACCGAGCCGTTTGTTCCTGCGCTTACAGGATCATTAACAATACGCACGAGGTTAGACGGCAACAAAATTATTTACCCCGGGCCTTATGCGAGGTTTTTGTACTACGGCAAAGTCATGGTTGATCCGCAAACCGGCAGCACATTTGCGCCAAAGGGCGGGACGAAGGTTTTGACAAACCGAGACCTTGTATTTTCCAAGGCGATGCACCCGCAAGCACAGAGCCATTGGTTTGAGGCTTCCAAAGCGCAGAACCTGGATAAATGGGTACGCATTGCAAAAAAGGCGGTGGAAAAATTTGGACAAAGTTAAAAAAACCGTATCGGCAGCGGAAGAGGACAAGGTATCTCGCAAGCTGCTGGTTTGGCTGAACACATATCCGGATTTGCCGGTGGATTTGATTCGATTTGAGTTCCTGCCCGCCGACACCTCTTCAATGGCCATTTCTACCATCCAGGCGGCCTATATCGTTAAACGATATGTTTTAGGGGGCTACCAAGCGGAATACCAATTCAAAATCATTTACCGGGTTAAGCCGGGCAATAGCATGGACAAACGGCTCAAGGCGGACGAACTGTTAAACGCTATCGGAGATTGGGCGACCGGAAAGCGCCCCGACATTGGTACCGGAAAACGCGTTGTAAGCCTGGAGCCCACTACACGATCCTCTTTGTTCGCCGTGTATGAAAACGGCGACGAAGATCATCAAATTTTAATGAAAATGAATTACGAGGTGAATACATAATGCCAGATTTGACTTTTACAACACCGGAAGGTCAGACCATTGACCGCGAACTTTTGATCGCATACCTGAATACGGGCTCCGCCGAGTCCCCTGCGTGGAGTGCTATCGGCAAGCGGGTGGAGGACACCAGTGAGGAAATGGACTGGGGCCAGGAGAGCAAGCAGGATGTGCTGGGGAACACATTCACAACCATGAAAAAGCCCGTTATTACACAGACCTTTGACCCCATCCCCTTGGATGCTGGTGATGCGGCAGCCGTGAAGATGTGGAATTTGGCCGTAAAAGACCACGATGCGCAGGCGCTGGCCAACCAGGACATGATGATCGGCCACTTCTACGCCACCAGCGGCGATGCAAAATTTGCCGAGCGTTATGATTCCTGCGCCATTGCCGTGACCTCCATCGGCGGCGAGGGCGGCGGTACCCTAAACATCGCCAGTGAGATTACCTACGGCGGGACCCGCACTCTGGGGACCGTGGCGAAGGGCACTTCCGGCAAGATCGAGTTTACTGCCGCACAGTAAAAAATAGGGGCGGGGTTTCCCGCCCCATTATCACGCAATATACAAATAAATCGGAGGACACCATGAGCGAAAATATCATCAAAATTGATACCGGCGTAGTCACTAAAACTTTTGTGACTACCGACGGGAAAGAATGTGAATTTGCGTTTAACCCGCTGGATATGGGCCTGTCTCGCCGGCTTTTTTCCGCGTTTGAAAAACTCGACAAAATGAACGAGGGTTATAAGGACGAAGTGCAAAAAAACGCCGATAAAAAGGGAATTTTTGACATTGGCCAAAAGATGGACCTGGAAATGCGGGAGATCATCAACGGAGAAGTATTCGGGTTTGATATCTGCACCCCGCTTTTTGGTGAGCTGAATCTTTACGCGCTGGCCAACGGATTCCCCATTTGGGCAAATTTGCTTTTTGCGCTGGTGGACGAAATGGATACTGCGTATGCCCGGGAGCAGAAGCTTACCAACCCGCGCATTAGCAAGTACACCAAGAAGTACCACAAATGAGATACAGCCTGCCAACATCCGTGGAGCTGGGCGGGAAGGAATACGCCATTCGGTCTGATTACCGGGACATTTTGGACATTTTGGAAATGCTTTCTGATTCGGAGCTGGACAGCGCCGATAAGGCAGAGGCAGTGATGGAAATGTTTTACCCGGATTACGAGGATATCCCATACACGGAATACGAGAACGCAGTGCGGCAATGCATATCCTTTGTAAATTGCGGCGAGGAAGAATGTCGGGATGAAAAGCGCCCTAAGCTCATGGATTGGCAGCAGGATTTCCCGATAATTGCAAGCCCCATAAATCGCGTGCTTGGTACGGAAATCCGTTCCCTTGAATATCTGCACTGGTGGACGTTTATTTCGGCGTATCAAGAGATCGGCGACTGCACTTTTGCCCAAGTGGTAAGTATCCGGCAAAAGAAAGCAAAAAATCAAAAGCTGGATAAATCCGATCAGGAATTTTACAAGCAGAATAAGCATCTTGTGGATTTCAAACGGCAATATACCAAGCGGGACGAGGACATTATCATCAAGTGGACATGATAAAAGCCGCCCCTTTGGGGGCGGCTGCAAATCAATCAATTATGTAGCAGTTTGATAAAATTACATTTGTTTTATTATCAAATACAAGCAGAATCTTTCCACTTAATCCGTCACATTTTCCGATGACCTTGATCACATCTCCCGGGTTTAATGCGGCAACAGCGGATTCATCAGAGCCCCTAAAATTAAGCTGTATTGCATAAAAGACCTGATCGCAACTCAGTAAAACCGCAAGGGTTGAATCCGTTTTATCTATTTTGCTAATAACGCCTGAAACAATTACAGGATTTCCCGTGATGTTTTTATCTGCGTTTACGACATTATTAATATACTCGTTCATTAGGTCTTCTGCCGAAAAATTTTGGTATTGGGCAAATTTGTCCGCAAGAAAATCTTGCACACCGGCAGCAACATTGGTATCAGGATAAGATTCCTGAATACTTTTGCAAGTAGAAATGCCATCAATGTAATCGCCTTTTTCAAAGGAATTGCTGGCCTTTGTTAGCATTTCTTTGGCCTTTTCCTCATCGGTCTGTTCGCTCTGCTTGTTATCTGTGTTCGGCGCAGGCGAAGGCGAAGAACTATCCGGCAATGCGACGCAAACCACAAATATCGTAAAACAGCACACAAGCGAAATTAATGGCGGAAGAACTTTCTTTTTTTTGATTGCAAATACAACAATCAAAACAAGAGAAACAATAAAGCCTATAACACTCAATACTCCGATAACAGCATCCATATTTTCTCCTCCTATAAACAATTATATCTTTATTATGACTAAAAAATGCAAAAAGTCAAGCGAAATGAGGTGATTCAATGGCGGATGGGTCTGTCGTGGTGGAAGTAAACGTTGACGACAAGCAGGCGCGAAAAGAGCTCAATGCACTTACAAGGAAAATCTCTGGTTTATCTGAAAAACTAAATGATCTGGAAAGAGAAAAGCTCCCGCTGGTAGAGCAGTCGGCACAGCTCGGCGCAAATCTCGATGCGGCAAAAGCAACTCTTGAACATATGAAAAGCGGAGCGGAATTTTTTACATCCGACTCGATTGCAAACCAGCAAGCACAAGTGAACGCCATGCAGAAAGAGTTTGATTCGGCGGCGTTAAAGGTGGAAACGATCAATGCAAAAATCAACAAAACCGCTGCGTCTCTTGACAATGCAAAGAGAAAAGCGGGAGAACTTAGTGGGCAGCTTGCTGGAGCAAAAAATGGCACAAGAGAGTTGTCCCCCGCTGCAGAGGAAGCCGGGAAGCGATTCACAAAGCTTGGAAACCGAATCAAGGGGCTTGCAAGGCGTGTGTTTGTTTTTACGCTGATTACAGCCGCGCTGCGCAAAATCAGGGAGTATATGTGGTCGGCAATCCAGACAAACACCGATGCAATGGCAGCGGTTGCCAAGCTTAAAGGTGCGCTGCGTACACTGGCCCAGCCGATTGTAAACATCGTTATCCCGGCGTTTACGCTACTCGCAAACGTGCTTACAACGGTGGTAAATACAGCTGCTCGGCTGCTATCTGCACTGTTTGGAAACACTCTTGCATCTTCTCAGAAAGCGGCTGAAAGCCTTTATGACCAGCAGAAAGCGATTGATGGTGTTGGTTCTGCCGCGAAGAAAGCCAGTAAATATCTGGCACCTTTTGATGAGCTGAACACAATGAACGGAGATTCCGATAGCTCGGGAGGGGAAAGTGCAAGCGGTGGAATCGCACCGGATTTCACAAGCACAGTCAGCAGCGGATTGACTGCCGTTGCAACCTTGTTTACCGGAATCGCCCTTCTTGCATTGGGCGCAGTGTTGACTTTTTCTGGCGCAAATATACCGATCGGAATTGCTCTGATGGTTGCTGGTGCGCTGGCGGTATATGGCGCCGCCTCCGAAAATTGGGGTCTTATTGCAGAAACTTTGCAAGGATCACTTGCGGTTATAGTGACTATTGTAGCCGGAGCTTTGCTTGCCCTTGGCATAATCCTTGTTATGACAAGCGCAAACATCCCGCTTGGAATTGGCATGATTATAGCTGGCGCTGCATCTTTGGCCGCCGTTGTTGCCGTCAACTGGGATACCATAACAGGGTTTATAAGTGACAACATAGATGTAATTGCCGGTATTGTTGGAGCCGCCTTCCTTGTACTTGGCGCCATACTTGCTCTTTCAGGCGCAAATATTCCGCTCGGAGTAGGATTGCTTTTGGTTGGCGCTGCATCTTTGGCGGCATCTGCAACCGTTAATTGGGAAGCAATCCAAAACGCAATAAAAGGGCCTATTGGCGCAGTAACTGCAATTTTGAGCGGCGCGTTGCTTGTGCTTGGCGCCGCATTGCTGTTTACTTTTGCAAATGTCCCTCTTGGCCTTGGGCTTATGGCTGCTGGAGCGGTTGGGCTTGCGACGGCGATTGTTCCAAATTGGGACAGTATTACGCAGGCGCTGCAAGGTCCACTGGGAAAAACCCTTGCCATGATAGGCGGGTTTCTTGTGATACTCGGCCTTATGCTACTCTTTACGGGCGTTGGTATCCCGCTTGGTATCGGGTTGCTGCTGGCTGGCGGCGCAAGCTTGGCCGCTGCGATCGCGCCAAACTGGAATTTTATCACAGACAAAATAAAGGGCGTATGGCAGAAAATCAAAGATTTCTGGAACGCTAAAATTGCTCCTATTTTTACAACGCAATGGTGGCTTAACTTGGGGAAAAACATCATGAATGGTTTGATTACCGGAGTTGAAAAAGGCATTAACTGGGTGCTTGGCGGTGTAAGTGACCTCGTAAATGGCATCACAGGAATGATAAACAAAATCCCTGGTATCAACATCAAAAAAGTTGACTGGGGAAATGTGCACATTCCCCGCCTTGCCCAAGGCGCTGTTATCCCTGCAAACCGCGAGTTCTTGGCGGTGCTGGGCGACCAGAAGCACGGCACAAACATCGAGGCACCAGCTGATTTGATCCGCCAGATCGTCCGAGAGGAAGTCGGACAAGCATCCGGAAGCACCCATGTGACCATTGTGCTGGACAGCGTGGACGGGAAGAAACTGTTCGATGCTATCGTCAAGGAGAACAATTCTGTGATTCGCGCAACTGGTGCAAGCCCTTTGAAAGTGTAAGGTGTATGAATGGATGTACTGAAAATTAAGAAGAACGATGGAACAAGTGTCGTTCCTCCAACACCCGCCGAACTGGAATGGAACCTATCAGATCTTGATGGGGATAATACTGGCAGAAACCAAAGCGGGAACTTGTTCCGTGACCGAGTAGCCGTAAAGCGAAAAATAAAATGCACATGGCTGCCGATGGACGGGGCGAATATGTCTAAGTTGCTATCTGCCGTGACAGACCCCTTTTTTGAGCTTACATACCCTGATGCGTTAGATGGGAAAAACAGAACAATCACCTGCTATGTGGGTGATCGTTCTGCTCCTATTATGCGCCCCAACAATGATGGCGTATGGTTGTGGGGACAAATTTCCATGAACTTCATCGAGAGGTGAGCCATGCATACTGTAACAGACGCATTTAACGCCGCGTGTTCTGCACCGGGGCGTGAAATCACCAGCAAGGTAAATTTCAACGGTACGACAGACCTTCCGGCATCGGAGATACAGGAGATCGTTGTCACGGAGCCGTTTGGCTCCTCAGACGGCGTGACCATCGGAGCGACGTTTTCCAGTCAGTGCAAGGTCGTGGTTTACAAGCAGACCCCCGCCTTGCAGCTCTCCGGCGGAAATTTTATCCCTTACGCGGGGATCAAAGTAAACGGCACGGCACAGTTTGTGCCGAAAGGCAAGTTTTATATCCCCGCCGACGGCGTGGAACAATCCGGCAAGTTATGGCTCACCATTACGGGCTACGACCGCATGGCGGGGCTTACAGCGGACTATGTGCCTACCGTCGCATTTCCGGCCACGCCTGCGCAGGTTTTGACAGATGTTTGCACACAGGCCGGAGTGACGTCGCCCACTGTGGAGCTGCCCGACATCCAAATCGCGGCAGCCTATACGGGTACGCTGCGGGAACAGCTTGGCTGGCTGGCCGGTCTTATCGGCTGCAACGCAAAATTCGACGCCACCGGAAACCTTGTGTTCTGCTGGTACGCCGACACTGGCTTGACCCTTGGCTGGGATGTCCAGCACATGAACGGACTGGAGCTGACCGCAGATGGCGCATTTACCATCAATAGCTTGCTTACCGGCACGGAGGACAACCCCATCAGTGTGGGCAGCGGCGCGGGGATCGTCGCAACCAACCCGTACATGACCGAGGATGTCGCCGCAGATGTGTTTGCTAAAATCTCCGGCAAACAGTTTATGCCCTGTAAGCTCAAATGGCGCGGCAACCCCGCCGTGGAAGCGGGAGACAGCGTTACTGTGACTGGTCTGGACAAAAAGGCGCTGACTGTCTATGTCATGGAGCAGCGCTTGACGGTAAAGGGCGGCATGTCGGCGGAAACTACTTGCTACGGCACGGAGGACGCCGAATACGCCATAAAATCCCCTACAGAGCGAAAATTCCAGCAGAAGTATCAAGACATTTTTAAATCGTTTCAAGAGGCCACTGAAAAAATCATCGGCGCCAAGGGCGGATATTTTGAGATAACCTATGATGCAGACGGCTACCCTACCGGATGGACATTGCGCGACACCGCGACCGTTGAGGATAACACCAAAATGTGGATCATGTCCACCGGCGGTCTGGGCTTTTCGCAGGACGGCGGGAAAACCATCAGCAAAGTCGCCCTCACGATGGACGGCGAAATTGACGGTTCCGCCTTGGCGATTGGGTCTGTGACACAAGATGCAGTTTCCGGCCTATTACAGCAATTCTCCGTAATGGATGGGGAGATAAACTCCAAGATCAGCAAGACCGAAGCGGCAAGCAGTTTTGCGGGAAAGTCTGAATTTGAAAATCTCACAAAAACAACGGGAGCGGCGATAAAAGCAAATTCAGAATCTATTACGCAAAATTATTCCGAAATCAAAGAGCTTTCGGACAAAATCGCCGCCACCGAGGGTTATATCAAAACCGGAAAGATCGCGGAGGATGAGAATCAAAACCCCATATATGGCGTGGAGGTCGGGCAGACAACGGACGACTTGGAATTCTCGGTTTTCGCACGGTTTACGGCTGGAAAGCTGTCGTTTTACGACGGAAACGGAAATGAGATCAGCTATTTTTCCGGTCAAAAACTCCACATCAAGGAAGCTGTTGTGCTGAGTGCCATGAATCTTGGCGGATATGAGATCAGCACGAAAAAAGGATTGACATTTAAGTGGGCAGGACGGTGATAACATGGCATCGAGCGGTATCGTAAAAACTAACACGGTATATGATTCCTATTTCTGGGTGAAATGGGAACTGGCCAGTCAGGATATTGCCGGCAATAAATCCACCATCAGCTGGTCGTGCGGCATTACTCCGGGGCATCAGTTTTATTCCAACGCCGTAAAGATGTCCGCCGTGACGATCAATGGCTCACAGGTGTATGCCGGTGGGACGTACTCCAACATCACCGACTACAAAGAGCGCACCTTCGCTTCTGGTACGCTGACTATTTCCCACAATTCAGACGGCAGCAAGACCTTCACGGTGGCGGCCTTCAGCGGTCAGGTGTGGAAAAACAGCGGCTATCTGACGGCCACGGCGGCGGCGCAGAGCTTTGCATTACCCACCATCCCCCGCGCTACCGTGCCGGTAATTGGCGCGGTGGTCATGGGGCAAACCGTAACCATCGGCCTGCCCCGCGCAGTGTCGAGCTTTACCCACACGCTGACCTATACTTTCGGTTCGGACTCCGGCACCATTGCCGAGGGCGCGGGCACAGAAGCTCAATGGGCGGTACCCTATGACCTTGCCGTGCAGATCCCCAACAACGCCAGCGGAACAGGCACGCTGACGTGCAAGACATACAGCGGCAGCACCCTCATAGGCACACAGTCAGTCAACTTTACCGCCACGGTGCCCAGCAACAGCACCACACAGCCCAGCGACACCCTCGCCGTGTCGCCCGTCAGCTCTTTGGCGGCGCCGTTTAATGGGCTGTACATCCAAGGCCGCACCAAGGCCAAGATCACCCACACCGCCAGCGGCAAATATGGCGCGACCATCAAATCCTATGCGGCCACGGTGGACGGGCACACCTACTCAGGGCAAGCGCCTACCACCGACATTTTGGCGACCCCTGGCACGCTGACGATCACCGGCACG